CCTCAGAGTTTGAAATTCTTTCAAAGTCTGGCGATGCAGTTAATGCAATTGAACAGGGAACTGATGGATACGGCAATAATTTAGGAAATGAAACTATTGTAGTATATTTGACTGAAGGTACTAAAATTGATCTTGGAAGCAAAAATAAATTGCAGTCTGTTAACTACCAAGGTGGTGGTACTGACGGTGGAAATGCTACTGCAACCTATAGCTTCCAGACCTTCAATGACTTTACTATAACTCATAGAGCAGATCCTAACGGAACTCTTGCAGATACCACTATCTAATTAATTTAGATAATGTTAAAATAAGCCACAAGGTAACACTTGTGGCTTTTTTTATGGACTAACATGGATCAGGCAACTAAAGAACTTTATGTTAGTAGAATTATTAATGGTATTTTTAGATGTAAAATTAATGATCATTTTTATATAATTAAACAACCAAACAGAAATATAAGACATATAGCACAACAAGTATATGTAGATACGCTCAAAGAAGCAGAATTAGAAGGTATGTACAATGATGATGAATTGGAGGATTTTCTTTTAGATAATGAAATATGGTCTGAACAAAAAGAAAAAGATTTTAAACAAATCCAAGAAGATATAGATGAACTTAAAGTAAAACTTTATCAATCAACTTATAAATCAGAAGAAAGAAAAATGATTAGAAAAATGCTAGAAATAGCAAAGTCTAATCTACTTTCAATGTATCAACAAAAAAGTGCATACAATCATTTATCTTGTGATGGTTTTGCTTCAACTATGAAGATGAGATATTTGGTTGGAAAATCTCTTATGCACGAAGATGGGAAATCTGTTTGGGAAGGTGAAGAGTTTTGGAAAAATACTGATCCACTTTTAGAAGAAGCCACATCTGCTTTTATAGAAAATAAAATTTCAGAAAAAGATTTTCGTGAAATAGCAAGAACAGACCCTTGGAGATCTATTTGGTCATGTAGAAAAACTGAGGGAAGTTTATTTGGAGTTCCAACAGTTGATTTAACTGACGAACAACGAAGTATAATTATATGGTCAACTTTATATGATAATATTTATGATCATCCAAATTGCCCATTAGAAGAAGTTGTAAAAGATGATGACATGATTGATGGATGGTTAATTTTGCAGAGAAGGGAAAGAGAGAAAAAACAAGGAAAAGTTCAAGTTGAAGATTTTATAAATAATGATAAAATAAGAAATAGCGGTGAAGTGTTTATTGTTGCTCAAACTAAAGAAGATGCCAAAAAGATTGATTCCTTAAATGATGACCAAGCAAAAATTACAAGAAAACAAAGACTTAAATATCTTAATGAAAAGGGTCATGTTGATGAATCACAAATGCCAGATACAAAGATGCAACTACAAATGCAAGCGAACAGAGGAGCTAAATAATGGCAAAGAAATCACAAATAGAGGAAGTTGCAGAAATATGTAAAAAAGACAAAGAAGAAAAAAATAAACAATATCTTATTGATTCAAATAAAAGATTGTTTAAGATAATAAGTACAAAATTAAGAACATCTTTTATTGGATCATTATCAGCTTTCGAGGAGAGTTTTGGCCACTTATGGGGTCATCTCTTGCAAGAAAGTGAATTAACAGACAATCAGAAAAAATGGAAAAAGTTATGGGAAAGCACTAGGACAATGGTATTAAATAATGGTAATCATCAAATTAGATCTGTAGAAAATGAACTTAGTCAGTATGATATATCTTGGAATAGACACAGCGCAGTTTTAAAACCAAAGGAGGACTAAAATGGCTGTTAATAACAAGAAGAATTTTAAGGTAACTGTTGATGGTAAAGAGTTTGATTTGAGCGTTGTTCGCCCAAATGTAAAACAGAGGCAGGAAGGGCAAAAGGTCTACAATAAAGCATTTCGTGATGCTGTAGAATCTGGCGCTATCCTTCGTGCCAAAGTAAATACAGTAATGCGTGAACAGAACCTTTGGGATGACAATAAAGAGGCTCAATACAGAAAGCTTCTTGAAAAGGTTAATCAGTCTGAAAGACAGATTAAATCTGGTGGTATTAAGCTTAAAGAAGCTAAAGACATTGCCCTACAAATGAGGCGTGATCGTGCTGAATTGAGGGCGCTCACTTCTGAACGGTCAAGTTTGGATAATAATACTGCTGAAGGACAAGCAGATAATGCACAATTCAACTATTGGGTTAGTGCCTGTACGGTGTATTCAGACACAGGAAAGCAATATTTTTCCAGCCATGAAGATTATCTAAATAGAGAAGATGATCCTGCCGTTGGGCAAGCTGCTGGAAATTTGGCAATGCTGATTTATAATTTGGACCCAGATTACGAAAAGAAGCTTCCAGAAAATCAGTTTTTGTCAAAATATAAGTTTGTAGATGACGAACTGCATTTGATTGATAAGCAAGGCCGAAGAGTAGATTCTGAAGGCCGACTAGTTAATAAGGATGGTCGTTACATTAATGAAGCTGGAGAGCTAATTGATGTGGATGGCAATAGGGTGGATGAAAATGGCGAATATGTTGTCGAATTTTCTCCATTCTTGGATGATGAAGGCCAGCCTCTTGCTGAAGAAGCTAAAAAAGAAGAGGTTAAGCCTGTTGTTGCAGAAGAGAAGAAAGACGCAGAAAGTAAGTAAACCGGAAAGTATCTTAAAGATGGGCAGCGGAATGGTCGTAGAAAAAACTACGCTTATTCCCTGCCTTTTTGATTTGAGGTAAAACATGGCATTTAATCTTACGGCTAATCTAAATGTTGCACTTAATACTGGCTCATTAAGAAATGCTGTTAATCAAGTTAACTCATCCTTTAATAATGCAAGCAAGTTAAAGCTAGGTATAGACAGGGGAAGCTTTGCCGATATAGGTAGAGTTAAAGCCCAAGTAATGGAAGCTAGCGACTCAATGCAACAGTTCGGCTATCAGGCTGGTCTTGCTGCTAAAAGATTTGCTGCATTTACGGTTACTGCTGGAAGTATTATTACACTTACTCAGACAATGCGTGAGGCTGTTTCTGCTGCAATAGATTTTGACAGAGAAATGGTTAGGTTGGCCCAAGTTTCTAATGACAGTTCTGCTGGTGTGCAAAGTGTAGCTACTGAAATAACAAGATTGTCTACAAACTTTGGCGTTTCAAGTAAAGATCTTTTGAATGTAGCTATTACATTAAAGCAAGCAAACTTAAGTCTTAAAGATACTAAGATAGCTCTTGAAGCTATGGCTCAAGCTGCATTAGCTCCAAACTTTGATAATCTCAAAAGCACTACTGAAGGTGCGATTGCGATTATGAATCAGTTTAATGTTAGTGCAAAAGATTTGGGCGGTGCTTTGGGTGCGGTCAATGTTGTGGCTGGTGAATTCGCTGTTGAAGCTGGCGACATTATTGAAGCTGTAAGAAAAACTGGTGGTGCGTTCAAAGCTGCTGGTGGAAATTTAAATGAACTTATTGCTTTGTTTACAGCAGTAAGACAGACGACTAGAGAAAGTGCTGAAACTATCGGTACTGGTCTACGCACTATCTTTACTCGTATTCAGCGTAATGATACTGCCGAAGCTCTCAAACAGGTTGGTATACAGTTAAGATATACTAGGCAGGAAGCACTAGGTCTTGGTGATGCCAATTTAGAAAATCAGTTTGTTGGCCCATATGAGGCTATTCGGCGTTTAGCTCAAGGACTTGAACAACTTCGTGGTACTGATCCTAGATTTAGTGCGATTGTTGAACAGTTGGGCGGTTATAGGCAGATCTCTAAAGTAATTCCACTTATTAAAGAGTTTGGCATTGCTCAGAAAGCTCTTGGTATTGCACAGGCCGGACAGGCTTCTCTTGCCCTAAATGCTGCTCAAGCTCAAGATGCTTTAGCTATTAAACTACAGAAGTTAAAAGAACAGTTTTTAGAAGTTGGTCGAGGAATAGTAAATAGTCCTGGGTTTAAATCCCTTGTTGATATTTTTATAACTGCATCTAGCGCAGTACTTAAACTTATTGATTCACTTAAAGGTATGCTGCCCCTTATTGCTGCTCTTGGGGCGATCAAGATAGGCAAGTCTCTTGCTGGACTAACTAGCGGATTTCTTAAAGGTGTTACCGCAGGAGAAAATAAGAAGGCTTCTGGTGGTTTCATACGCATGAAGCGTGGTGGTATTGTGCCAGGAAGTGGTAATGGAGATAAAGTTCCAGCACTACTTGAACCTGGCGAAATGGTTGTACCTAAGAAATATGTAAAAAGATATAAAAATGCCGGATTCGTTGAAAATGAACCTAGCGCAGCAACACATTTTACTCATGTTGATTTAGGTTATAAACCTAAAAATAAAAATGGAGAAATTAAAAAGTTTTATACAAATGTTGGTTTAGATTTACCAGCATCATGGAATTTAGATTGGGCAAAAAGACCAAATAAAGTTGGTGTTAAAGGAAGTGTTATTGAAGAATATATTAATAAAAACAATGTTTTTAAAACATTGGCAGGAGAAAGATCGACATCTAAATTATATACAAATGAAAGAATTGCTAATTTTTTTGCAGTTAAAGAAAATTTAAGTACAGTAAAGAAAATTTTATTAAAAAATATTGATGGTAGAAAATTTTATGATACAGATCCTCAAGTTTCTGCGTCTTTAAGTAAAGCATTTCCAGAAATAAATAGACTGATAAATAATTTTCATGATGATAAAAAAGAAGTTAAAAATTTTGGTATTACTGCCGTTAAAAAAGGGGGCGGAAGACAAAGGGTTGGAGAAGAAGAACTTAAATATGTTGGAAGAAAAATAGGTTCAGGAAAAAAGCGCTTCTTTGGTGGTTTCATTCAAAAATTTGCCAAGGGTGAAGAAGTAAAGGCGAAGCCTTCTCTTTTTGGGCAAGAGGTTTCGCCAGTAACGAAAGAATCAAATCTTGCTGCTGCTAAAGCTAAAGCGGAAGCAATGCTCAGAGCCAATCCAAAAGCTAAAAATGTTAAATTTACAGTTAATAATCAAAGATATACTTTATCTAGGAAACAAGCGGTTTCGCCAGTAACGAAACCAGCAGCTTTGTTTGGTCCACCAACTAAAGAACAAGAAATAAATGATTATACTCAATATTTTGCTAATAGGATTAAAAGCAAGGAAAATCTTTTAACTGCTAAAGCTAAAGCAGA